ATGAAAGCATATAAAGGATTTGATCGAGACTTAAAATGTCGAGGATATCAATTCTACGAAGATAAAGTACATACGGAGCCAGAAGCTAACTGTGTTAAAAACGGTTTCCATTGTGCAGAGGATCCGTTAGACTGCTTAACTTATTATCCCAACTGGGAAAATTCTGTTTACTACATAGTTGAGGCAAGCGGAGACATTGACGAAGATGGAACAGACACTAAAATATCATGTACTGAAATGACATTAGTAAAAAAGCTAAACTTAGAGGAATTCGTTCATGAAAGCTTGGAATATATGAAACGGTATCCACTAAGAAAGTGTAATACCCATGTATCAGATGCGGCATCACCAGTAAATAGCTTTATTGTTACCAGAGGTAAACGTCCAATAGCAGCAGGAGCAATCGGGTCAGTACTGGGACTTGTAAGAGAAGAAGGAAATAAGGTGGTAGAAACAGCAGTAGTCGTGGTAGATGGTATGAAAATCAAAGAAAACATATGGTATACGATATTAGACGGACGGTTGATAGCGGAGGCGATAGGATGAAAAAGAGAGGGATTTTATTATCAAAGCCTGTAAAAACAAGAAAAACAGGACAAATTATAACAGCTCAAATGGTCAATGAAATACTTATATTGAATTGCTACAAAGATAAAAAGCTGATTGCAAGATATTGTATGTCTTCAAATGACAACCAGTATGAATCGTTCGTAAATGGAAAATGGGTACACAAAAAAATATTCAATATATTTGGATATGAAGATTGGCAACACGGTAATGCAAGAAAGGATATTAAGTTAAACAGTAATGAAGATGAAAAAATTGTAGATTTGTTTTTTAAGAAAACATGCATTAGCCAGTTAGATGAACTAGATCAAAGAGAATCCAGCCACCTTCGGAAAAAAGCTGAGACTGCATACGAAAAAAAAGTGAAAAGAATTGATGCCCTAATGGAAATGATACCAACTCTTCCAGATGATTTCGAAAAATGGAGTAGTAAAGTAATGTTTAACGATGAAGAATTCATGTTCTATGATAAAGAAAAAGATAACTATTTTTGTACTGCATGCGGGAAAGAACATATAGAAAAGAATTTGAAACATAATGAAAAGTGGATATGTAACAGAACAAAACACGAAGTGATCGTGAAACGTCGTCAGCAGTCAATAATGAAAAAAGAAAGATGCATGGTCATCCAAAACATGGATAACACAAGGAGCGTGGCGAGACATTTTACAGTAGATAAAGTGTGGAATAAAGAAGGGAGCACATTTGAAGCGTATGAGGATGTTAGATACATTTTATATAAGGATGGATCCAAGAGAGTTCAATGGTTCTATGGACAGTACACAAAGGCGGACGAATTTAGGCAGGATTGGTGGGATACGAACCGAAGTGGAAAACATTGCCTCATAGAATGTTGTTATCCGGGTACCTGCAGAGAGGGATTAAAGAATACTGTATACGAAAATATGGATATTCCACTCATGGCAGAGAAAGGTTGGAAACTTTGCTATAACAGAGTAATGGCAAACCATAAAATATGCGGCTTTTTAGAGTATATGGTAAAAGGCAATTTTGAACGACTTACAAGAGAAACATCAGAAGAATTCTCGTGTTGGGGTGGATATTGTGGAAGCCTACTGAATTTGGAAGGAAACAAAGTTCATGAAATATTCGGAGTGGACATGCAAAGGGTAAATAGATTAAGACAGAAAAATGGCGGAATGAACTACCTAAGATGGCTCAAATGGGAACAGGAAAACAGATCTCTTCCGGAAGATACAATACAGTGGCTTGAAAATAACAACATTAGACCAAAAGACATTGAATTCATGGAAAATCGGATGAGTCCGGTGCAAATAGCAAACTATTTGAAGCGTCAAGAAGAAGAAAGTAAAAAGTCAATTTCCGGTCTACTAGATACTTGGAAAGACTACTTGTCCATGGCAGAAAGAATAAAAATGGATAGTAACAATGAAATGATATTTAGACCTAAAAAATTAAAACACAGCCACGATGAACTCGTTCTAATGATTGAACAAAAAGATGCAGCTATTAAAGCAGGGGAAATGTTACTGAAATATGAGAAAGTTGATAATATTTGTGCAGAACTTAAAGAAAAGTATGAGTTTGAGGATGAAATATATGCCATCGTTGCACCGCGAGGAATTGAGGATATTATAGTTGAGGGCAAAATATTGCAGCACTGCATGGATAAGACAGACAGGTATTTTGACAGAATCAATCAAAGGGAAACATACATATTATTTTTGAGAAAGAAAGAAGATGTTAATAAACCTTATTACACGTTAGAAGTTGAACCGAGCGGAACTATCCGTCAAAAAAGGACATTGGGTGATAGACAAAATGAAGACATTGAAGAAGCTAAGAAGTTTTTGACAAAGTGGCAGAAGGAAATTCAAAAAAGAACCACAGAAGAGGATAAGAAACTAGGAGAAGATAGTAGAAGAATGAGAATTGAAGGATATCGCAAGCTGAGAGAAGAAAATTCGAGAATTAGAGGAGGATATTTGGCTGGAACATTACTGGCCGATGTTTTGGAAGCAGATCTAATGGAAATTAACACAGATGATAGGAAGGCTGGATAATATGCATAATCATCACATTGTATTTGAATCACATGGAGGCCTTACATTTCCATTGAACATAATTAGACTTACGCTAGAACAGCATGAGGGCAATAATAGCCCTCATCATAACAAACAAATTGATGATGGGTTAAAGAGAAACCTACAGAAAAATCTTTTTAATATTTTTACAGAAGAAGGTTACACGATAGAACAAATAGCAAAAGCATTAGGAAGAACAACTAAATATTTTGAAAAAGAATTTAGAAAAGTTCCTTCGAAAGCAGGCATATATAAACCGAAAGATATTGTATTTAAGTTAATGGGAGGGAAATTTTACTATGAATGAACAACTGATAGATGATTTAAAGAAAAAAACAATAGAATTAAATTCTTTTCAGCAAGCCGACATAAGCGATTTAATATGTCCAATAGTAGCAATATACATAAATCCAGTGGATTACCCAACGGCAGCAGTCGCAAGATTGTTTGATTTGGAACATCCCACTAATGTTATTTTGATAAGAAACACTATAGAAGAACTAAGAGAAGATATAATTGCATCGTTTCCAAGTATGGTCCGTTTTGACCGAGCAAAAAATGATGCACTATCTACCACTGAGACGTGGATATAGGAGGAAATCGGATGGAAAGCAATGAATTGATGGATAGCGAATTAAGTTATCAGGCCAGAAAAGAAATCTTAAAGGATAAGTTAAATGTTGTAGCAGAAAGCTTTGTAGTAATCGGGTACCAGTTGAAGAAGATCCGTGACGGAGAGCTATACAAGATTGATGGATATGACAATATCAATGATTTTGCAAAGGATCAATACAACCTAAGTCAACCCACAACATCAAGATTTATAGCAATTAATAACAAATATTCTCTAGATGGCAGCAGCCCAAGGTTATTAGAGCAGTACGAGGGGTATGGTTTCAGCAAGTTATCAGAAATGTTGACGCTATCGGACGATGAAATGAAGCTAGTAGTAGCAAAAACAACAGTAGCCGAAATTAAAGAAATCAAGAAGGTAAAAAGAGAGGTTGAGAATGAAATTTATGCGACGTCGCATAAATCGGAAAGCCTTGATAATCCTCAATTCGAGGGCAATTCTAATAGTGTTATAAAAAGAAATAATCCAGATCTGAATATTATTGTAAAAGAGTTCTTTAGAGATGTAAAAAACCGCAATATGCTGGTAGAACTAAAGGAATTATACCAAGAGTCAAGTAGAAGCGGAGAAGAGTTAGCAAGAGAGGCAGCAGTTATTGTTAATCCTTCCGAGCATTACATGTTTCATAAAGGCGCCATGATGGTATTTTTCGAAGCAGAGATAATAAAACACCACGAATTTGCGGGACCAACCATTGAATATACATATTTAGACTTATTAACCTCTATTAATTCAGTATTTAACATGGGATGCAATGATCCTTGGGTAGATTACTACGGAGAACCACCAGTAGTAGCTAAAGAAACACCTAAGGAAGAACCCAAACAGGCACCAAAAAAGCTACCAGAGCAGAAAGTCACCAAGAAAGCAGAGAAAACAACGGTAAAGCCTCAATCGGAGGACGAAGACGAAGACGAAGAAACCGAGGACGATGGAGATAACGGGGATATCGAAGAAGAAGATATTGAAGAGAAAATCAATGACGAGATTATACCAGGACAAATGAAAGTAAATGATTATCCGGAGATCCTTCCTGATCAAGATGAAATTCAAAAAGAAATAAATCTAGTTGAAGAACCAGAGGAAGAAACTGCCGAGGATGTCGAGATTGCTGAAATAATACCTGCTCCACAAGTTGTTGAAACAAAAGTAAATGTAGTTCTTCCAGATGAAATTCAACAAGAGGAAAAGGAAGAAGAGAAGCCTGAACTGGCAGCAGTTGAGGAAATCGTTAAAAAAGAATGTAAATACTGCAAGCCACTATTTCCTCAGAGCCTTGTTACGGACAATTATTTTATATCAATCAAGCCTGATGGGTTCATAGAAATTTACGCAAAGAGTAATCCAATGAAAACCACAGAAAGAGCAGAAATAAATTGTTGTCCTAAGTGCGGGAGGAAACTCCGTGAAAGCTAAAACAACCAATGTACTAAAAACATCAAAGGCAGGACGGCCAGTTAAAAGGTTAAAAGATGCAGATACAGAAATATGCCCTGTGTGTGGGAAAGTAACTATTTTTTCCTTGTTTACGCTAAGAGAAAATTACGCATACAGTTATACAAGAAATAAGAAAAAATATTATCCATGCAGTTATACTTGCTCCAACAAAGCACAATCAGAAATACCAGAACATAAAAGCATTAAACATTAAAAGGGTACACGCCAGATGGATAACATATCACAATGTAACCCAAGGCATAACATAACCTATACCGGCGGTTCGCCGCCGCCGGAGAAAGGAGAAAGTACTGTGACAGGAGCAATAGAATTCTTACGCAAGGCAAAGGCAATTTGTAAGAGTCAGAAAATTTGTAGTACGGATTGTCCGGTTGATGAATTGTGTGGAAACGCATGTGACATAACAAATGAAGCTGACCTTGTACGCAAGGTAATGGCTTATAAGATTAAGGAGGAAACCAAATGTTAATTGATATCGAAAAATGGAAAGCAGCTACACCAGAAATAAAAATGAAATTTTGCAAGGAAGCTGATAGATTAGTAACCCATAATGGATATACAAAAGCTGACTTTCTCCTAATGGTTAGATTTTTGATCAAACAAGTCGAGCAGAAAGGACCGTGCACACCAGAGCAATTAGAAGCCGTTAAATGGTTGAAAGATAACAAAAAGTGCTGTACTGGTTGCGACTATGAAAGCACTGAAACGGATACGGTACCATGCTGTATATGTAGCAGATTACTGGATGATGAATTTCGTACAATTAAGCCATTGAGCAAAGGTTATATAATCCGAGAGAGTAATAATGGAAGTGAGGTTAAACATGATAGAACAAACTTTAAATAAAGCAATAGAAATCAAAAATAGATTAGATAAAGCAAGAGAGATACAGAAAAATACCGAAGAGAAAAGAAATCTATGTGCAGGTAATACTAGCGAGGTGGCTACAAGAAGTTTTAAATTAAGTATCACAAATGGAACAAATATAAGAGAAATTCATATAAGTAGTCGTGCCGCATATGAGGCATTGGATATTGATTTTAGAAACGCTTCAAAAGTTGTTGATATAATTGAGATTGAACTAGATCAGCTAAACTAAAATTTAGTAACTGTAAATTAAGATAGGAGGGTATATGAAAGCAGTAACATTATTAGCATCTACTACACTCGACGAAAAGAAAGAAATTATAGCTGATTTTATAACAGAAAATTCAAGTGAAATTGCGTATTGCATCGAGCGTAAAGACAGAGAAATTCTTGAAAAAGTTATTGAAACATGGTTACAAAGTGAAACCGAATTATCAAGTAGCAATTAATTAATTTAATTTATCAAGAAGGGAGATAGGAGGGCATATGAGAAGGATACTTGCTAAAATTGCTATTAAAATCATAAGAAAACATTTTTGTGAAGGAATTGGAGTAATTACAGATAATGATGAAAATATAATTGCCTATCGATGGACTTGGAGCAAAGAACTAGAGCGTGAACTATTCAAATAATTTGATTTATCAAGAAGGGAGATAACAACAATGCCTATACATGGATTTAAAGTAATTTATCAACAAATAATCTACCATTGTATCTCATTCATGCCAGAGTTCGAGGAATATAAACATGAGGACACATGGAGAAAACCGAAATTTATAGAGGTAACAATTATCAATGAGAATGGAGAAATCCGCATGATAAGGGATGAAGCGTGGTGCTTTCAATTTATCCCGAGAATAGAAGGGAGATAAAGGATATGGAAAGATATAATCCACACAGGTGTCACGAAAAAATAATAGAGGGCAAAGAAAAAGAGATGGCATCGCTCAAAGAAGCTTTAGACCAATCTAGAAGTGAAGTACAAGGATTATCGAAAAAGCTTACAGAGTACCAGGAACAATTACCTTTAGAATTATCTTCTTTGGTTTATGTAATAACCTATGATCAAAATATAGAAGAATGCGAAGTTAACTCAATCGAAGTATCTAGGACTCAGAGTGGAACTAAATCAATAATAAATCTTGTAAGTATTCAAGATAATCAAATGATATGTATTTCTTCATGTAATCGAAAAAAAATGATATTTGCATCAAGAGAAGCTGCAGAGCAATCCTTAAATCAAGAGAAGAGATGTAAAGAATGCAAAGGGGCAGCAGTCGATGATTTAAAAGAAATAATCTGCTCTAATCCTGAGTCGGATGAATTTCATAATTATGTAGATGATAATTTTGTTTGTGGTAGTTGGGGGATGAAATATGAATAGCCCATATATCCAGGATGGCATAGTTTTATTGATATGAGTTAAAATAATGTAATATAATGGTGTACATTGACAATTTAATATTGAAGGTTGGTAGAAAATGTATTATTATAGATATAAAATAGATTACAGATTATAGTGGTATAAAATAGAAAGGGAAAAACATGAGCATAATGTTAAAATCACCATTCCACTCTAATAGTATGGAAACTGATCCTATGGTTTATGGACTACGCCCTATTATTATTAAAATTGCGCTTACTGAATTATTTAATGATAAAAGCATTCTAATAACAGGAGCGAGAGGTATTGGTAAATCATCTTTAAGTTATCAATTACAACGTATTTTAAATGGTAACGAGGTTATACTAACACGCTGTGGTCTAGATAATAATTTAAGTAATTATATCATTATTGATTATGTGTGCAATCCGGATGATACATTAGAGTCAGTAGTATTAAGTATTATTGACAAGATAAGTGTAAAATTAGATGAATTCCAAAGTAAATATAAAATCACAGGGATTAAATTTGATATTTCATTATTTGGAATGATTACAGCCGGTATTAATGTTGAAAATAAATGTAATAATAAATTCAAAACATTAACTGAAAGCTTTGTTTACATAATTAAAAAATTCTGCGAGACTTATGTTGAGCCACATATTAATATAGTAATTGACGAGTTGGATCAATTAAGACCGGAATACAATATTGCACATTTTACTAAAGTTATTTTAGAAAAACTAGATAGGGAAGGTATTTCTGCTCTTTCATTCATTTTTGTGGGACAAAACATTTTATTTAAAAGACTTCTAGATCAGCAACCGGCATTCCATCGTTTGGTTAAACACTTTGCTTTAAAACCTTTGGATAGTGAAAATGCAGAATATGTTCTTGATGCTTGTTTAAGAAGGGCATCGGTTTCAACGTATATTGAAGGTGAGGCAAAAGAATTTCTATTAAAGATGTCTAGTGGATACCCATACTCTTTGCAATTATTAGGGCATGAATCCTTTTGTTATATGTTAGAAAGATTTACAAAAATTCCAGATAAAGGACTAACAATAACTCATAAAGATTTTATGAATGGGTTAAGAAATGCTTTAGTAAGTGAAGATGAAAGATTTAAGAATAAATTTACTTCGTTAAGTGATACCGAGCAACAATATATTATGACGATGGCTAATGAGAATAGCCGTACTATTCCAATTGTCTACAAATTTAATAATATTATTGAAGGCATTGCAATTAGGGATATTGAAGAAAGAAAGAAACAAGCAGTCGAAGTCATAACTTCGTTATGTGAGAAGCAGATATTAATAGAAATTAGTAAACATGCTATGTTTACTAATTGGGAAGAAAAAGAATTCAGCTTCAATGAAGAAATTTTTAGAGTTTACATGTTTTACAAGATAAATAATGTCGATGAGATAGATTATGATTAAAAATAAGTTAAAAAAATGATCACAGGATCAGGAAATATATAATTAATTACAATATAATTTTATGTAAAACTATCAACTTCATTATTTTAGTTGGTAGTTTTTTATTGTACAAAACAAAAAATATTCAGCACTCTATAACCCATATATGATTATCAATATAATAAGTGAGCATTACTTCCATCCTTTGGTCAGAGCAGACAACCGCACAACAAAATACAGTACGATCAAGTTTATCCTTAATGTACTTAATAGCTGTCACCTTAATAGTCTGCTCTGAACCATCCTCGCAAACGAAACGAATGTAAGCAGGAATAAACCTACCATCACTTGCATAGTTGGCCACAACAGCCACAGGATGATCAATACAACAATCTATATTATGAGTTTTCTTAAAGGAATAATTAAATTGCATAAGTCATTACCTCCAAAACGATTATAGCAAACAAATGTTCTTGCATCAATGGTTAAAATACACAATTATAAAAAGCTATTAATGGCAGCAGTTGTAAAGGAGAGAAGCCTATTGACAGAAAAAGAATTAAATCAACTTCATTGGATTAATAAAGAGATAGGAGTATTAAAAATTCAATTAGAAGAACTAAAGTCCAGGAGTATGATCAAAGGACAAGAGATAACAGATATGCCATTTGGTAGTGGAACAAGTGACAAAACAGCAGATAGAGCATTGGCTATAAGAGAAATAGAGGAGCTCTATGAAATTAAACTAAAAGAGCTATATCTTGTTAGGGCAAGAATTGAAAGGTACATAAACTCTATTGACGATGATACAGAGAGACTCATTATAAGGTTAAGATGCATCAATAACCTAAGGTGGGACGATATTGGAAAGGAGATGGGATATCACCGGACAAGAGTATCTCAAATATATCATGGACACTTAGAAAAACATTCTCACAATTCTCATGTTAAATGATTTATAATGAAAACATAAAAAAAGGACAATGACAAATGAAAAGCATTTACCACTTATAGTGGTAGGTGCTTTTCACACTCCCTCCAGAAATTACTATTAAAAATGAGTGGTTTATATTGTAAACTACAGATTAATTGTTTATAATGGTATATAATGGTAATATAACAAAAGAGGAGGAGTTTAAATGAAAAAAGCTATTCTCATTAATCTGGATTTATTAAAATCAAATGAATATAAAGATGTTAAATATCTTGAAGTAATAAAAAATAATTTAATTCATCTAGCAGAAGAGGGTGAAAACGCAATATGTTTTTATTCAAGAGATAATAAGGTAATAAATGGAGCAAAAAAGTATTACCAAGATAAACATCCAGATGTTAAATTTATATTTAAAACACGTATAGAATTAGAAAAAATCATTGAAAAACATAAGGACGACAGACATCATTATGTTTTTGTTGGCAAAAAGGACGCTGATTTCTTTATGGCTATAAAGTATAAATTATTGCTTATAGTGCCAACGTGGATGAATACTGAAGAAAAAGCTGAAAAATATGGAGTTAAGGTTGATAATATTAAACAGCTAATTATGTTTATCAATGCTTTGAATAATCAAAATTATTGGTATTCTAAAATAAAGGTTGATGAAATTACAACAGTATATTCATTGATGGATGCTAGATATGGTTGTTATGCAAAAAGTAATAAAGAAAAAGAAATGGTACAAAATTTTCAAAACTTATTAAAAAAAGGGGCTAGTAGAAGCTATTATGATATTTTACTCTATCATTTTTTATCAGCAATAACAAATATAAAAAGTTTTGATGATATTACGATATGGGGGATAATACCATCATCAAATTGTTCTTTAAATCAAGATATGCTTAATTTTAAGGAACAAGTCAGATATATAAAAAAAGGAGACCAAAAAAATATAGCTTATAATAATGTGTTAGTAAGACATACGGAGAAAAATAAGGCACAAGGAGCGGGTTATGAAAGATCAACGTATGGTTCTGTAAAAGAATTTAATACAGTAATGATTAATCCGGAATTTAAAACTAAGATTGACAAATTATTGGAAAAAAACGAACTTAATGTTTGTATTTTTGATGACTACTTAACTCATGGAAACTCATTTGATTCAGTACGGAATTTGTTTGAAAGATTGGGTGCAAATAAAATAATATGTGTATCATTAGGAAGTTTTTGCACCTGTTATGAGAAAAATAATTACGAGATTAATGGCGATGTATTTAGCAATGCATATACATATTCACATATAGAACATGCTCCAATAAGTAGTAGTGATTTTGAAATAAACAATAGTGCTAAGGATGAGATAGAATCTCTTTATTATATATTTAATAAATAGTAATAGTGTGATATACTCTATTAATCATAAAAAGGGGAGAATAATTAAATGAAGCAGTTCATAATCGCCTTAAAAAATTTAAATATTGATGATGCATTAATAATAAAAATTATAAATGATTATTCAGAAGAGAAGTTAATAGAACTATTTATTAATCATAATAATTCGATTATAGTTAATGATTTAGCTTTATTAAAATACGAAGGATTGTTTAATGATTCGTTGATAGTAGAAAAGGCATTGCAAAAAGCGATTAATATAATTGAAGAAAATAAAAAGTATGGCATTAAAACATTGCTATATAATAGCCGGTATTATCCTTGTAATTTAAAGAAAATTGATAATCCACCCCCAGTATTGTATATAAAAGGAGCAAATTTTACTAATAAGCATAAAAAGGCTTTGGCTTGCGTAGGTACCAGGACACCAACTAAATTCGCTGTAAATGCAACAAATTATTTAATACCACAATGGGCAAATGAAGAGTTTATAATTGTTAGTGGATTAGCTATAGGCGTAGATACATTATCTCATGTTTCTTGCGTTGAAAGTGGAGGGATAACGGTGGCTGTTTTAGCACATGGTCTCGATACTATATATCCTAAAGAAAACGAATATTTAGCACAAAGAATACTTAACAATGGTGGAACACTAATATCAGAATATCCAATTGGTACTAAAGCTGATAAGTTTAGATTTGTAAAAAGAAACAGATTAATTGTTGGATTGGCGTTAGGTACTGTTGTCTTTGAAATGAAAGTAAAGAGCGGTTCTATGCATTCAATAGACTTTACAGTGGAGCAAGGGAAACCAGTTTTTTGTCCTAACCCAGGAAACGAAGTAAATAATGAACAACTTGAAGGCTTAAGGTACTTATTAAATAATAAAATTGCTACACTTATCGCAAATGGTTCTTCATTTGAAACACCAATTTTTTATTTAGGATATAAATTGAAACATAGTCCAGTACATTTATCAAAAATTAAAGAAACATATATAAAATCATTACTTAACAATACAAGCACACAAGCAAATATTAATGAAGTTTTATATCAATTATTAGATAAAAATAATTTAAAAAAGAAAAGTATCACTGTAAATAATTTGCAGTACGAGGAATTTAAAAAAATAGCAGCATTGAATTATCTTTCTGTTAAAGAACTTTTAAATGTAATTATTGAGCAAGTTGTAATAAACAATAAATAGATTAAAGAAAAAATACATAATGAAGCATCCTTCGGGGTGCTTTTTTAAACATAGAAATGAGAGTATTAAATCACGTAGACACCATAAAAATATAAGATATTAAGGAGTAAATAAATTTAGAGCCCAGCAAAGGCTCTTTTTTTGATGAGTGAAAATAATTATGGGAGAATGAGGGGAGATAGGATCATGGTAGATAAGAAACCAAAGTGAAGATAACAAATTGTATTACGTGTGGCTAGAGCCACTGAGAATATATGCGGAATAGTTAATATTTTAGCGGAATAAGAAGCAGCGCATATGTAAAATGAGTATCAAAGGATAGATGTAAAATAAGATAAGGTGAGGCGATAGTATGCCAATATATAAACAGTGTCCAAGATGTCGCAAGAGATTATCGAGCGGCACAACATGCGAGTGCATCAAGCAAAGACATAAAGAGTACGACAGGTATTCCAGAGATATAACATCAGATGAGTTCTATCATTCGGACGAATGGAAGCTTACTAGAGATACCGTGTTAGAGATAGATCATCACATAGATGTTTATGCGTATATGACAACAGGTGAGCTTATCATTGCTAATACAGTTCATCATATCGAACCGCTGAAAGATGATTGGACCAGGCGAACCGATATAGACAATCTGATAAGTTTATCAAATGATACACATAGCGAGATAGAAGCAATGTATAAGAAAGATAAGCAAGGGACAATGAAGATGTTGAATGATATGTTATGGAGGTATAGAAATGATATATTTATATGACGATGAAGCAAAGAAGAGAATAGAACTTAAAGAGATAGTGGGGATTGATAAGGATAGTGATCTTCTACTTATACAGCTAAACTGTATGGTTGATAATGATGTGATTAAGAGGATGGAAGATATATTCGGTAAGAAGACAGGAAAGAAATGCATAGTGCTTCCAATGATAGTCAGTAAAGTAATGGGAATTAAGTAGAGCAAACAAGCGTTCTAATTTGACCATACAGACAGTTAAGATATTGGAGATACGATAACACTACCAAGGGGTAGGGGGTGTCTAAATTGTTTATGAATGATGTTAAAACACCGCTCTAAAAAAACGATGCACGCAATATTCTAAATAAAATATTTTGCGAATCTAAAAAAGGAGGGGCAATATGTCAAGATCAAGGAAACCGTTAACAATGCAAAAAGGAAATTTAACATTATTACAGCAAAATAGTAAAAAAGATGAAGAAAAAGTTGTAATAATTGGCCGAGAACAATTAGAAAAAGCCCCTACTTGGTTAGTAAATATTATAGCAAAACGAGAATATTACAGAATCACAGATGAACTAAATGAGATAAATATCGTGGGTAATTTGGATTTAAATAACCTTGGATGTTATTGTAATGCATACGCATTTTACATAAAAGTTACAAAAGATTTATTTAAACAGAATATGACATTAGAGAGAACTATGATCAGTGGCGAAACAATGATATTAGAAAATCCGCTTATAAATATACAAAAGAAGTATGCAGAGGAAATGAGAAAGTTTGCTTCCCTTTGTGGGTTAACGATAGATAGTAGGCTTAAATGTGCAACCACTCAAACCACGAAAAAGAAGCAAGAAGTTGAAATGAAATTCGGTAATATCTAATGGATATACGCGAAGAACTTATTCAATATGCAAACGATTGTATTAGTGGTATAGAACCGAGTGGTAAGAAACATATACAAGCTTGCGAACGATACTTAAATGATTTAAAGAAGATAGGCTGTAAGGTGTTAACTGAACCATTCCCTTACATCTGGAATGAAGAGGAAGCACAAAACATCGTTGATTGGTTCGGATACCTTAGACACTCCAAAGGTGTGCTATCCGGTAAACCCATAGACTTGACACCATGGCAAAAGTTTGATCTCTGCCAGATTTACGGATGGAGACATGAGACCACTGGATATAAAAGATTTAAGAAGTCATTTATCGAAGTAGCCAGAAAGAATGCTAAGTCACAGGAAGAAGCCGGAGTTGCCCTATACGAAATATCTACCCAGGCTACGAAGAACAATGAAGTATATGAGTTTTATACAGCCGGAGTTAAGAGAAAGCAATCAAAGATAATTCTTGAAGAAGCCAAGTTGATGTTGAGGGGTTCACCTTTGGCATCTAAGTTTAAGATAACGAAGGATAGAATAGAACACATTAAGTCAAGCAGCTTCATTGAAGCACTCAATAAAGAGGATGGAAAGAAAGGTGATGGGACAAACCCTGCCGGACTTATCCTTGACGAATATCATCAGCATCAGACCACTGAATTTTACGACTTGGGATTAGGCTCTAATACAAAAGAGTCTTTGCTAATGATTATTACTACCGCCGGAATGGATCTTACTTATCCGTGCTATGTACAAGAATATACTTATTGTTCTAAAGTACTTGATCCTAATATTGACACGTGGAACGAAGAGTATTTTATTGATATATTAGAGATAGATGAAGACGATGATATTAACAATGAAGAGGTTTGGAAGAAAGCCAATCCTATAAGAATGACATATCCAGAGGGTGTTGAAAAGATACGTGCTGAATACAAAATAGCCAAAGAGATTCCCGAAAAAATGACAGCCTTTCTTACAAAGTGCCTTAACAAATGGGTGCAGCAGAAAGAAAACGGTTACATGGATATGGCCAAATGGAAAAGGTGCGAAGTTAAGGACCTACCAATTAGCACCAGGGGAATGAGCGTATATGTCGGCTTTGATATGTCGGCAAAAATTGACCTTACATCAGTAGCCTTTATCGTTCCTTGGTTGACAGACGAACTAGATACATCTGGAAAAAGAATTGTAAAGTATATCTGTTATTCACATTCATTCATACCGAACCAAGAGAAATTAAGGGAAAGAATGATGAAAGATAAAGTAGCTTATGATGCGTGGGAGCGAATGGGATTTCTTACAATCACAAATACACCAATAGTAGACCAGAACGCAGTTATTGATTATGTAATCAAGACTTGTAAAGAAAACGATTGGGCGATTGAATGTTTATGTTTTGATCCTGCCAATGCAAGTAAAATCATGATGGACTTATCGAACGAAGGATACACGGTTGAAGAGGTATTCCAATCACATAAATCTCTAAACGAGAGTACATCTGGATACAGGGAACAAGTATACAGCGGTAATGTTTTGTATACTTACAGTCCGCTTTTAAACAATTCAATGAGCAACACAGTTATTAAAAAATATAATGGATTAATAAAGATAGACAAGGACGCAACTACAAAGCGAATTGATCCTGTGGATGCTATGCTGTGTGCCTTTAAATTAGCCTTATATCATGTGTTTGTATCAAGAATAAATGATATAGTAGACAACTTCCTCAATACATATTAGAAAGAAGGTGAGAAATGAAAAGCGAAAGCAACATTAATAAATATGCAAATATACTTTCTGTACCTGCTGATTTAAACAGTGAAACATTTGCTGAATGGATGGGGTTAAGAAGCCTTAATAAAAGCATATTGAGTGAACCAACATACTTTACTTGCCTTAAAATGTTATCCGAGACACTTGGAAAGCTGCCGATTAAGTTTTACCAGAACACAGACGAGGGAAGAATTAAAGCTGACAGCACGATAATATCAAGACTGTTAAGCATCAGACCTAACGCACAAATGACACCAACAACATTCTGGACAACGGTTGAAAATAATCGAAACCATAAAGGAAATGGATTTGTTTGGATTAGGCGAAAGTTTATAAAAGAGAAATATGGTGGGAGATTTGAAACTTACGATATATGGCCGATGCCGAGTGATGGAGTTACGATCCTAATGGACAACATAGGTGTGTTTGGTGATAAAGGGAAGATTTATTATCAATATCAGGACAAGCACGACAGCGAAATTTATATTTTCAAACAAGAAGATGTAATGCACTTTAAAACATGGCTAACCTTTGATGGATTAAGTGGTGAACCTGTGCAAAAGATACTTAAATATACCATCGAAGGCGGTCTTGAAAGTCAGACATTTATGAACAATCTGTACAAACAAGGGCTAACGGCTTCCATGGCACTCCAATACACAGGAGATTTAGACGAAGGAAGAATAACAAAATTACAAGCCAAGTTTGAAACTTTCTTAACAGGGGCAAAAAACGCAGGAAGAATTGTCCCGGTACCCATAGGAATGCAACTTCAACCACTTAATGTAAATCTCACAGATGCACAGTTCTTCGAGTTGAAGAAATATACAGCCTTACAGATTGCGAGTGCATTCGGTATCAAGCCTAATCAAATAAATGATTATGAGAAATCCTCATATGCAAATTCGGAGAGCCAACAGCTCTCTTTTTTAGTAGATACAATGCTGTATGTACTAAAACAATACGAGGAAGAGATTAATTATAAGTTGCTGACCGAGAAAGAACGAACGGATGGGTTCTATTTCAAGTTTAATGAAAAAGTTCTTCTTAGGGCAGATAGTAAAACTCAATCCGAGATGCTTAAGAATTATGTTCAAGGATCTATTTATACACCAAATGAAGCCAGGGAATATCTCGACAAAGCCAAGGATCCGTATGGTGACAGATTAATAGCTAATGGTAATGTAATTCCACTGGAACAAGTAGGAAATCAATACAGGAAAGAAGGTGATAAGAATGCCGAAGATACCAATTAAAGGTGTAATCGTATCGAACGATGACAAATGGATGTATGACTATTTTGAAATGGATTCAACATCTCCAAAAGAAGTACAAGATATTATTGATTCTGCTAAAGGTGAAAAGCTAGAAGTTGAAATTAATAGTGGTGGCGGAGATATATTTGCAGGGGCAGATATTTATGCAACATTGATGTTGTATAAGGGAGAGGTAGAAATTATTATTACAAGCCTTGCCGGAAGCGCAGCAAGTGAAGTAGCCATGGGAGGGAAATGTTCCATGATGCCAAGTGCATTAATGATGGTACATAACGTAGCAGTATATGGTGCAAGTGGTGATTACCATGAAATGGATAAAGCATCTGAAATGCTTAAGAAAGCCAATCAATCTATAGCCAATACCTACATGACCAAGAGTGGTATGAGCGCAGAAGAAACTCTTGAAATGATGGATAAGACCACATGGCTGACAGCACAAGAAGCTAAAGAAAAAGGTTTAATTGATGAAGTACTCTTTATGAGTGCTGATTTAAGTTTTGGCAATGACATGAGCGGAATGCTTAGTAAAGAAAAAATAGAGTTTGCAAAGAACGAAAGGCAAAAGTCACAAATTGAAGCAAACAATCATGAAAAATTTAAAAACCAATTATTAGAGGACTTAGATTTAATCTAATGTCCTTTTTTAATATAACAAAATAACTATCCAAGAAAGAAAGAGGAAAAATAAGATGGATCCAAAATTAAAGAAAATGCTTGATGATATCAATGCAAAGAAACAACAGGTTAAGAACCTGGTAGCAGAAGATAAGGTTGCGGAAGCGACAACTGCAAAGGCTGAATTAGTAACAATGCAAGCCAAATTCGACTTACTCTATGATTTAGAGGGCGAAGGCGAGCCAATTTCGGCAGAGCCACTTAAACCACTCGATAACGCAATTGATAAAGCAAAGAAACTTGCAAACTCATTTGTAAATGCAATCAAAGCCGGGATTAAAAAAGAAAATGTAGCTGCAGCAGACATGGAAATCTTAAACTCCATGACGGAGGGTGCGCCGGCTGATGGTGGATTGACAGTTCCACAGGATATTTCCACAAAAATCAAAGAGTTAAGACGCTCCGAAGACGCTCTTGAAAATCTCGTAAACGTGGAAACAGTAACTACATCAACAGGTTCCAGAGTGATTGAGAAGCAAGCAGATCAAGTTCCGTTTGATAATGTGGATGAGGCAGCACAGTTCCCGGACATTTCAACTCCACAGTTTGAGAAGATCGTCTACGCTATCAAGAAAAAAGGCGGTATTTTAAAAGTGTCAAGAGAACTTTTGCAAGATACAGCCGAGAACATCATAAGTTATTTGAAAAAATGGATTGCTAAGAAAGCAAAAGCAACAAGAAATGCTCTGATTTTAGCACAGGTAAATATTATCACAGCAGGTAAAGAAATTGCGGTTACCGGAATTGACGATTTGAAGAAAATTTTCAACCTTACACTTGATCCCGCAATTGCAGTTGGAGCAAAAGTTGTCACTAACCAAAGCGGTTTCAATTGGCTAGATACTTTAAAAGACCTTGATGGGAAATATGTATTACAACCAAACCCAACACAGGCAACCCAAATGCTATTATTTGGAAAATATCCTATCACTAAAGTATCTGATAAAGTATTACCAAATAAACCCATACTTACAGGGGAAATAGTAACGGGCCACAAATTCCCTATTATTTGCGGTGACTTAGCCGAAGCAATTACAATCTTTGATAGAGAAACATTATCAATTGAAATTTCTACCGAAGCAGGCGACCTTTGGGGCAAAGACCAAACAGGTATTAAGGTTAGAGAAAGACTTGATATCCAGACAGTTGATGCAGGCGCAATTGTTAAAGCGGAGTTTACAGTAACGGGGGAATAGTTAGGTATACTCAGTCTGAACTTGAAGCCATGACGATAGCCAATATTAATCTATTGGCTTCAAGCCTTGGGTATACCATAACCAAGACACTGAAAGCGGAGATCATAACGGAATTCTTGGAACAACAGGGGGTTTAGTCCTCCTGTTTTCTATTAAGTAGGTGAAAAATGTTAGAAAAAATCAAATTAAAATGTGGGATTGCAGCCGGAATAACTGTTTACAACGATGATATTCAAGACCTTATTAACTCTTCTAAAGCTGATTTGATGGCTAGCGGAGTCATAAAAGAGGTTATCCAGAGCGATAATGAACAGTTACTTAACGCAATTACTTGCTATGTCAAGGCATATAGAGGTAATGACCGAGCGGACACGGATGAGTATATAAAGATGTACCAGGACCTAAGATTTTATCTTAAGTTTCTAACCATTGAAGACTTGGCACTCATAAAAGAAATTACCTCTATACCGGGAGTAGGTGCTTAAATGTGGAATGACTCTGTAAAAATCCCAAACGGATATACTGAGACAACTGATTCCGATGGATTTACAACAAGTGTACCAATTTTTATTGGTGGGATACCCGCAAACTTTAAAAGCACTACTAGAGCAGATGAAACACTTGCTGATCAAAAAGGATACACAGCAGATATTATCATTGAAATCATGGCGTGCAATTATGAAGAGCAAGACACTCTGATAGATGAAAAAAACGGTAGAACGTATGAGATAAAACGTACTCATAGCGCAGAGGGTAAGGAAACAATTAATTTAACTTGCCAAAGGCGGTGATCAGGTGGCACGGTTTGAATTTAACGGTGATGTGGATCTCATTAGGCAACTTGAAAAGCTTGAAAATTATGATGAAATAGCTAAGCAAATATTGAATGAAGCAGCCCCTGTTCTAATTAAGTATGTTAGTCGGGCATTTACCCAAAGAATTAGCGCAGAAGTTGGAAGGTCAGTTAAAAAAACTACCTTAGACAAAAATAAATATGGTTGGTATGTAGCGGTTAGGCCAACAGGAAATACCACTAGCGGACATTGGAAATATTCAAATAACGGAATTACAGCAAAGCAACTAAAGAATAGAAAAAAAGTTACCTTAAGAAACATGGATTTAGTTGCATATTTCGAGTATGGAACTAGTAATATGCCGGCAAAACCAATGATGCAAAGTACGGTAAACGATGCAGCCGATGAAATATCAAATAAATTGCAAGAAGGTTTTAACAAGGCGGTGAATGGATTATGAACGTAAACAACTTAATTATTAATACACTTAGTACATTAACTTATCCCGTGGAATTTAATGTCTACAAGCCACCACCGGGATCTACACCAAATACAATTTATTTTACATTCAACTACGAGGATGAAAGAGCAGAGACATTTGCTGACAATGAGCCGCAGATTGATGTGGCTTATTTGCAAATACACTTGTTCACACCGAGTGGTTTTAATTTTATGACACTTAAAAAACGGGTTCGAGCAAAGCTTTTTAAAGCCGGATTCACATATCCCAATATCACAACGCTTTATGAAGATGAAAAAAATCATCTGATATTTCAGTGTGAAATTGAGGGACAATCAGAAACGGAGGATTAATTAAATGCCAAAGGTAGGATTAAAATACCCTGTATACAAGGGTGCTTCAAGTGGTGTAATTGGGAAAGCCATTCAAGCAGATATTGCCATTGAAACAAACAACGCAGAGTTGTATTCAGATGATGCAGTATCGGAAAGTGACAAGTCGTTTAAGCGTGGAAAGATTACGTTAGGAGTAGATGATTTAAGCGACATTGTACAAAGAGAATTTCTGGGCCATACAATCGAAGCCACAGGCGAAGTCACAGGCAATGAAAATGATCAATGCCCGTATGTAGGTATTGGGTTTTACGGGGCAAAGGTACTTAATAGAGTGAGAAAATATCGTGCTGTATGGTTCCCAAAAGTACAATTCAGCGAGCCTAATGACAATAACAAGACAAAGGGTGAAAACGTAGAATTTTCTACTCCTACAATTGAAGGAACTATTATGAAAGATAGTAATGGAGATTGGAAGAAAGAGCAGACATTTGCAACGGAAGCAGATGCCATATCATACCTGAATGCCAAGTCTGGTAATCCTGTTTCTTCATCGGCCGGTCTATCAGCATTGTTATTAACAGGAACAGGCGGCACATTATCTCCTGCATTTGGATCAGCTGTAAGGTATTATACATTCGGTGGATTAACAGCAGTATCGGTAACGGTTGCCGCAACCGCTGCAAATCATACAATCCAATTGTACATTGACGGAGTACTTAGTCAGACACTTGTTAGTGGAACCGCATCCGCTGCTATTAACGTAGCAATTGGGACTAAGAAATTAACAATTGTTGCACAGGAAACAGGGAAGTCTTCACAAACAACTGAGATTATAGTAGTAAAAACAGTTTAGTCATGATGTGGGGTGGAGAAATCCACCCCACTTTTTAAGAAATTGAGGTAGCCATGAGATACTTAAATCAAAAAGGAACACCTATAGAAATTGAAAACAATACTTACCATCTTTTATTTACGCTGAATGTAATTGATGAATTGCAAGATAAAGTTCAAATGCCATTAAGCGAATTAATGGAAAAAACATTAGAACCTAGAACGAGGATAGCATCCGTAAAACTACTATTAAAATATCTGATAGAGGATCATTTGAGAAGACATGGAAAAAATGAAAAAATTTACATAGAAAATGTTACTTTAAAAAATAAGATTGAATATTACAGTTTGCTACTGATAAACACATATATAGACCAGATAAAATCTAAAAAAATTGAAGTTGCAAAAAAAGAGCGAGTGTGTACGGAACATGAATATCTCAATGTTGAATATTGGTTTTATATCGGAACTACAGTACTTGGGTTTTCAAAGTCAGAAGTATGGAATATGACAATATCTGAGCTTAGCACATTAAGGAACGAACATGCAATATTTAATGGCTGGATGAAAGAAGATAAAGAAGTTTCTATTGACGAAGCTATACCATTTTAAGGAGGAACCATGGCAAATAAACCGAATATAGGTGCTACCATTACTTTAGATGGTGAGAAAGAATATAGACAAGCAATAGACAATGTAAATACGAGTCAGAGCGTCCTACGCAGTGAATTAAAGGCGGTTTCAGCAGAATTTTATGGTAACGCAAATTCAATTGATGCCTTAAATGCAAAAAACAGTACATTGGCTAAGCACCAGACAGAGCAAGAAAAGAAGTTGCAAATATTAAGAGGGGCATTAATAGATGCAAACAAACAATATGGTGAAAGCTCTGACAAGGCGCAAGAATGGCAGAGACAATTAAATTATGCTTATTCTGATCTGGAAAAGTTAAACAGAGAACTTAAAACCAATGAAAAGTACCTTGATCAAGCCAAGGCCTCCACAAATGGCACAGCAAAGTCTATAGATGCATATGGAAAAGAAGTAAAGGCGGCCAAGAAGGAAACTTCCACGTTCGGTGAAGTGTTAAAAGCAAATCTGACAGGTACCGCGATCATAGCCGGAGTGCAAGCACTAGCAAGTTCTGCAAAAAATACAGGAAAAGCAATCGTCAATCTTGTAAAAGATACTGCAGCATATGCGGATAATATGCTAACCATGTCCACTCAAACAGGCATCGGCACCGACAAGTTACAAGCTTATAATTATATGGCAGAGTTAACAGATACATCCTTAGAGGACATGACAAAGACGATGGCCAAGAATATTAAGTCCATGTCGAGCGCTCAAAAAGGCACTGTAGATTACGTAGAAGCCTATAAAAGGTTAGGTGTAGAGATTAAGGATGGAAACGGAAATCTTTTAGACAGTGAAGAAGTATATTGGAAATCCATTGATGCTCTTGGAAAAATGACCAATGAAACTGAACGTGACGCATTATCAATGAAGCTTTTCGGTAAGTCAGCACAGGATCTTAATCCATTAATTGCAATCGGTACTGCCGGTGTAGCAAAGTTTACCGAAGAAGCAAAGAACATGGGAGCAATCCTCTCTAATGATACATTGAAATCACTCGGAGAAACGGACGATGCTCTGCAGAGGTTTTATCAGCAACTAGATATTGCAAAACGTAACGTTGGAATTGAACTAGCACCTGCAATGGTTGAAGGACTAGAAAAAGTATCTGAAAAGATAAGCGAAACGAGTGATGAATTTGCAGACTTTGCCGGTGGAGCGCTCGAAAATGTGGTAGACGCTTTTATTTGGATGGTTGATAATGCAGATTTAATAGCGGCCGGATTAAAAGGAATTACGGCGGCACTTATAGCCAAGAAAGCAGCCGATGGAATTGAATATGCAGCCGCAGCTTATAGGACATTGACCACAGCAACGCAAGCTGCTACAGTTGCAACGGTAGGATTGAACACGGTAACAAAAGCAAGTGTTATTGGCGCTATCGCAAGTTTAGTAATTGGTGCGGGGACAGCCATATATTCTTACGCAAAAAGTGCAGACGAAGCCGCCGAAGAAGTAAGTAAGCTAACAGCTAAAACGCAAGAGTTAATTGACAAAAGCAAAGAATTGCGAGAGGGAATAGAGGACAGAACCAAAGATTGGGATGAAGAAACTGAAAGTATAGAAGCACAGTACGGAGCTCTTAGCATTTTATCAGATAGATTATATGAACTTGCTGACAAAGAGGATAAAACTAATTCTGAAAAGCAACAAATGATTTCACTTGTTAATCAATTAAATGAAAAATTACCAGAATTAAACCTCTCTATAAACGAACAAACAGGACTTCTTAGTCTGCAAAGTGGGGCAGTGGATAAGCTAATTGATTCGCAAAAAGAACTGTATCTTATACAAGCAGCTGAAAAAAATTATACAGAAATCGCAGAGGCAAGATCAACAGCAGAAATTAGGCTAAACGAACTTATTGAAGAAAGAATAAACAAAAATTTAAGGTTGCAACAATTGCAATATAATCTCGCAAATCTTGGAGTATCAGAGGGCGAAACGGTTAGTGCATTTGATAAAGATAAAATTGCAATAGATTCAGCTAATAAGAGTATGAAAACCACGAGAGCTGACCTAACAGCAATTGATGAAGAAATGCGGATATTAAACAATACAATAAGTGCAAGTGACAAACAGTGGGAATCAAACGACAAATATATTAGTAAACTTTCAGCGTCAATGAATGGAGCTACAAATCAAGTTACTGATTTTACAGAGAAATACGCGGCGGCATTGGAAGAGCAGAACAAAGCACAAGAAGCAAGTCTTGATGATAGGATAGACCTCGTACAAGAAGTTTACGAGCAATCTGAAAAGGAACTTGACAAATCCATAAAGGCAGAACAAAAAGCCTTAGAAAAGGCGCAGAAAGCCAAAACAAAACTAATAGAAGACGCATCCAAAAAAGAGATTGAAGATGCCGAAAAGACACTTGAACGTAAAAAGGCTTTGTATGCAGCAGATTATGCGGCAAAGAAAACCGCTAAAGATGTTTTGCACGCAATTGAAATAGGAGCGGTGCAAAGTGAAATAGATGATATTATTGCACAATCCGAAGCCGAGGACAGAGCCGCAAAGCTAAAAGAGGAAGTAAACAAAAGGGCAGAGTTAGAATTGCAAATTGCATCTGCCGAAACCACAGAAGATAAATTACAGGCGCAAGCGGACCTAGTAGAATTCGAAGAGGAAACCGCAAAAGAACGGTTAAAAGAAGAACGAGATTTGCAGATAGATATTCTAGAAGAGAAAAAAGACGGTATTAATGATGCTTACGATGCCGAAATTGATGTTCTTGAAAAGGAAAAAACCGCCAAAGAGTTAAAGGCTACAGAGGAATATGAAGCTGAAAAAGTAGATATCCAAAGTAGATTAACCTTAAAACTAGAAGAATTAGCCGAGAAACAAGAACTAGAAACAACAGCTCTTGAAGATAGCCAAGCGGGATACAAAACATATCTAGCGGACCAGAAGGAACTAGCACTTGCCAACGCTAAAGAAATTTATGCAGCAGATCTTGCAGAGTTTAAAATTAATAACGCTCTAAAATACAATGAAGTTACCGCATCAGAAGATCAGATGAAACTAGCAATTAAAAATCATATGACAAACGATCTTGGTGTTAATGTGTGGGAAGCAAATCAAATATACAAAACTAAATCTCTTGATGAAATGATGCAATACTACAATCCAAGCACTTCAAGTACGAGCCCACAAGCTACTATAAATATAGATTATAGCTTAATTAAAGATGCAATGAAATCAGCAGTTAAGGAAGTAACTCTGAAACTTAACGAAAAAGTAATAGGAAAAATAGTGGAAGACACTGTAAACAAAATGATACGATAGGAGGAATCATATGAGTTATTTTATATTTAAAGAAATCCAATCAGATGATATGGGAATCATCGTTCAAAATCTTCCTCCAATTACAAAACCACCAAAACGATATAATATTAATGAGGTTGACGGAAGCAGCAAAAGTAAAATTGATGTACTTGGATATAAAGCATACGAAATTAATATCCCTATTGGCTTTAAAGGTGCAGACATCCAAAACGTTGATGATTGGCTAGACGGTAGCGGAAGACTTGTTTTGAGCAATGAACCAGAGAAATATTATGATGCTTACATTTTAAATCAAGTGGATTATGAAAAGGCAATTCGTTTTCGAACAGCGAACGTGCCTTTTTTTGTGCAACCGTATAAACACTCGACAGAAGATGAAGAAACCACATCAAGAACATTAATTAACCAAGGTAACACGGAGTGCCTACCACTAATAACGATTACCGGATCAGGGCAAATAATTGTAAATATTAATGGTATTGCGGTCTGTACTCTTCTTTCTGTAAACGGATATATCACCCTGGATAGTGAGGAACAGGAAGCCACCAAAGGAACGCTACCGCAAAATAGATTAATGGTAGGCACTTTTCCAGAATTATTACCAGGAGAAAATTTAATTACGTTCGGAGGAACAGGAACCGTTACAGAAGTCAAAACGATAGTAAGGAGTAGGTGGCTATGATAAAAGTTTTTAAAGCATCAGATACCGATTTTACTACCAACGGTGAAAAAATATTAAATCCGGATGAAGCTATCATTACAAGCAATATTGAAGAAGAGTATCTTGAACTTGAAGCCCCACTGAAATATAAAGATTATTTAGTCCAGGATAATATTTTAATAGTCGATACTTTGACAGGGAAAAAGGGATATCGAATATTTAATCCAGTTGTTAACATTACAATTTCGATTAAAGCGTGGTTGTGCTATCGGGAAAACAATCAGGTTAGTGCTGATCGTGGAGTAGTTATCTCACACGGTAAAAATTTAGCTAATTGTGAAGTAACTGAAACTTGGGATGATGTTGTAACCAAGCTAATACCTGTGGGATATAACGGTACAAGACTACCAGAAGGATACCTATCCGTAATACACAGCTACCAAAGGGGATACGAAAAAACTATTGAGTTTGAACTATCTGAAACCTTGGAAGATGAAGTTAAATTATTAGAAGAAGATATTGAGACTAATACTACACTCGAAGCTACATTAAAAAACAGTGTAGAAATATTAACCGCAAAATATAACGCATACGATGGAACTATTGCAAGCCTGCAGAGCGAGAAAACGACCTTGCAGACAAGATTGTCACAGTTGGGAACATCAGATGCCGAACTAAAAGAAAAGGCAGTTATTGAAGCACAAATACCTTTAATCGATGATAACATAACCGCAATGACTACTGATAAAGCAACCACATTGGCGGTGCGTGACTCTACTCAAACCGACTTGATACAGGCAACAGCAGACCTTGCGACCGCAAAGGCAAGTTATAACACTAAAGTTATTACAGACCTTAGGACGCAAGCACAAGCTTATATAAATACCAATCAATATCCACAAATAAATTATAATCTGGAAGCACATCTAGAAGGAATTGTTGAGTTAGGGGATACGGTAAAAGTAAAGCATCTTGCAATGAGAGTTGACCTCTTGACCAACGTTACAGCCTACAAATACGATTGCCTAACAAATAGATTTAGACAAGTGGAATTTGGCACATCAGTGCAAGGTTTAAAAGGAAAATTTACAGAGGTAGAAAATAAGATTGTTGCGGTAAAAGAAACAGTTGATAAGGCCGGCAGATCCATTACTAAATATGCATCAGAGTACAGAAAAGATGATAAAGAATTATTTAGTAAATTTATTTCAGAGTTGTATGGAAGTAGCGGTGGAATTTACGAAATGATAGAGAAAAATAATTCTACTTTCCGACAAACAGCAAGTGAAATATCCGGGACAGTGGAGAGGGTAAATACAGATTTAAGTAAAGATATTACTTCTCTATCTCTTAAAGCCGACGGAATAAGTGCGACCGTAACAAACAATAATAATACTCTTAGCCAAAATATTGCAAGCCTTGATTTAACAGCAGACCAGATACAATTAACTGTTAGCGCCATAGATAGGGACTTAACTACTGCAGAGTCTACAATTACACAACAAGCGAATTTAATTAGCCTTAGAGTAGAAAAGGGAAAGATAATATCTGAAATTAATCAGACCGCCGAGAGCATAAAAATATCCGCAAGTAAACTTAATTTGTTCGGCTATGCAACATTTGCTTCGCTTGAAACTCCAGGCACGGTTGAAATTGACGGAGGAAACCTTAAAGCAAATTCAATCGTGGCTGAAAGCATTAAAGCCGGTGGAACAATTACAGGTGCAAAATTTACCAACGGAGCTGTTACTATCGATGATTCGGATATTACTATAACAGCTATAAGCGGAAAGATATATGGTAAGACAGGGACTATTACGAGAGAAATAATAGGATTTACCGGAAACCAGATATTTATAGGTGAAGAAAATTATGCTGCATCATCTTATCTTTATATGAAACAGCAATATATAAATATTGGATATACGGGAAGCGAAATAAAAATGGGAGTTTCAAAAATAGGGTTTTTCAGTGCATCTCCTGTACAAAGACAAATAGTTGACAAGGTATACACCGCAAGCGTTACCCTCCCATTTTTGGCAATTAGGTTTAACGAATTATTAACAGCAATGAATACAAATGGGCTAATTAATGCAAATAGTTCATCATAAGCGAGAGGGGAAAAAATGAAAAAAGTAATATATACGTTTGAACAGATGTTAGAATTAACAAATCTTTTAGACTCTCTTACAGTTAAGGGAATAAGCAATTGTAAAGCAATAGCATTAAGCGCGCAAATTATAGATAAGTCAATTGAGATAATTGACGAAGAAGATAAAGCGAAAGAAGAGGTGACTGAATGAGTGACATAATGAACATAACAAGGAAACTAACACTTTATGCCAACAATTCTAAGACCAATGACAAGGTAACAATAAAGCGAGGGTGCATAAATGTCATAACCTTAATTATCAGCATTTACGATAATGGTGGATTATTAGAAATACCTTCCGGCATAGTACCATCTATCAGAATGTTAAGAGCTGACCACTCCGAAATAAACAGCGATGTGCCTTGTACGGTTGTCGGGAATACGGTGCATGTTTTGGTAAATGAGTCAATGCAAAAATCTGAAGGAGAGGGATATTGTGAGATTATCTTAATTAATGATGGTAAATCATTTACAAGTGCAACTTTCCCTTTGGCTATTCAACAAAATGTACATAATGATACACACATTACTAATACAGATGATTACCAATCATTCATTGAATCAATGATATTAATTGAAAAAGCACTGCCAATTATAGAAGGAGCAGAAGCTACAATGAATACCATAAATTCTACTTTTAATCAGATAAAGGTAGATAGTGCTTCGGCAATATCGAACGTAAATGTGGTTGGTACAAATGTAGCAAATGCAGAAGCACTTAGGGCTACAAGCGAGTCTGGTCGTGTATCAGCAGAGTCAACCAGAACTACGCAAGAAAACGCTAGAAAGACTAGCGAAACAAGTAGAGGAACAGCCGAAACAAATCGGGTTGCTGCCGAAAGTGGAAGAGTAACGGTTGAAACCGCAAGGGCGACAGCCGAGTCAAGTAGAGCGACCGTTGAAGCTGCAAGGGTAACAGCCGAAACTACTCGTGGAACAAATGAAACCACTAGAAAAAATAATGAAACATCTCGTGTTAGTGTAGAAGCTGTAAGGGTAACTAGCGAAACCGCAAGGGGTACTGCCGAAGGTGTAAGAGTAACCAATGAAACAGCCAGAGGAACAGCAGAAACCACAAGGGTATCTCAAGAAAATACACGTACAACTAACGAAACATCAAGAGGCACATCTGAAACCGCAAGGTCCACTGCAGAGTCTACCCGTGCAACAAAAGAAGGTGAACGACTTTCTTCCGAAACTATCAGGGGAACAAATGAAGTAGCTCGACAATCATACTACAACGCATACAAATTATGCGAAGCTTATGTACCGGCTACTGCATATATTATCGGTAATAAGGTTACGTATCTAGGTAGTACGTATCAATGTAAACTTGCTTGTACAGGTGTCTTACCAACTAATACTACCAATTGGTTAATAATTGCTGTAAAGGGTGATACGGGTTTACAAGGGTTAAAAGGAGATACAGGTAGCACTGGTGCTAAAGGGGATGCAGGCACAACAGGTTTACAAGGGTTAAAAGGAGACCAAGGCATACAAGGTATCCAAGGAATAAAAGGTGACAAGGGAGACCAAGGTATCCAGGGAATTCAAGGTTTGAAGGGTACTGATGGTGTCGGCGGTGATATGTTTAAAAATGTTTATGATCCCACAGGTAAAGCGCAAGACATTTTTGCCTATATTGACAATCATACGAGCACAGATATTAGTGAAAGCACTACAGTTTTTACAGAAGCTACCGTTGAAGCTGATATTGTGTCGGGCGAAAAATCTAAGACTATTTTTGGTAAAATACTCAAATCAATTAAAACTTTTAGAACATCTATAGGCAACCTATCCGGTCTAACAACCACATTAAAAACTAATTTAGTTGGGGCGGTAAATGAAGTTAAAACAAGTGTGCTAAATAGTAATGCTAAAAACAATTTTTATAATCTCAATAATATGAAAAACAAAAGAACATTACCGTTAACATTTAATAGTGAAGTCGGAACACATTATAGTACTTTTAGTGGTGAAAAGGCTTGTAATGGTATAATGACAATTGATGGAGCTGCAAATAGTGGGTGGGCGTTTGACGGAGATTCTTTAGGTATTAATAACATTAAATTTAATATGCCTATTGGTGTTATTATCGGAGATAGTATTGCAGAAGGGCATCCTGCTTTACATGGTAGATTGGATAGTGATGGTGCAGGAACTTATAATGCTAATTTATTAAATAGTACTGGTCAAATATCATATCATATAGAACAACATACAAAATGTAAAATTTTTAATCACGGATACGGAGGACAAAGATGGGATCAGATTAGAACTAGATGGAATAGAGACGTTTTAGCTCAAACAGATGCTGGATTAACGCCAACATCCACTCTCTCTAAAAAACCTCATTTTGTAATTATTATATGTGGGATTAATGACGTATTTTTTCCAAGGAATTATACTGACATTATTACAGATGCTGAATATTGTATTAATAGTGCTATAGCAAATAATATATATCCTATAGTATTTAATATAGGAGCACACAGTTCTATGGATGCAACAAAACTAGCACTAGTAAAACAATACAACACATGGTTGTTAGAAAAATCACAAAACACTCCAAGTATGACATTAATAGATTATTTTACTTATACAAATGATATAAATAATGATGGAAAACCAATATCTGGATTGTTTACAGATGGTGTTCATCCAACAAAAATGACGTATGAAGACTTGTCAAGAAAAATTATTAATGAAGCTTTTATATCATCAAGACCTCCTGTAGTACCTCGCTATATTAATATTTCTACTGCAATAAATTTTAATTATACAGTGGCTTCAATGGCAAGACCTATGGTAATGTTGATTTATTTAAATGATATTCCTATAAAACTTGTAGAACTAATTAACAATCCAAATCAAGTTATTGAAATACCACAATTTGAAGGATTTATTAATACTATTACTTTGGAACCACAGATGATTGATGCACCATATGAACAATCAGCAAACGCATTAATATATTGCTTTATATCAGAAGTATATCTTAGTGATGAAAACATTTATTCAAATAATTTAATAAAAAGATTTGAAAGCGTAATAAAGGCATTACCTAGTGTTTCTGGGATAACAAAAAGATATGGAGCAATGCCTGATAGTACGGCAGGTCAATTTACTTTTGTTAGTACGGCAGGAGCTTTGAATTGTATTGGGGCATATGTTAAAGACTCAACAACTACTGGTTATATATGTACTAAAGGCTTGGCTATGTTAAGAACCACAACAGATGTTTATGATAGTGATTTATTAATTACTAGTACAAGTGGTTTATTTGCTAGAACTATAAATCCAACAGCAGGTACAGTTGTTGCTAAGGTTGTTAAAGCTGGTAGAGCTGGTAAATTAGTAAGTCTGGTTAATATAATATAACATAAAATTCATAAGTTTACTTTATATTAATTGACTAATATGGTATATAATGTAATTAGAGGTAAAGCCAATGAAAAAAATAATAATAATTTCGATTATATCATTAATATTAATTTCCATTACAATGCTTTTATTAAACCGTATATATCTAAAAAAACTAGAATCTGAATATTGTTTTATAGGTGGAACGATAAGAAATTCAGGTGATGGTTGGTATCTGCTTGATAATGATGGACACGAGCCATTAAACATATTAAAAGTAGAGACTACAGATAAAAATATTATTATATATTATACGGGATATAGTAAGGTAATATCATTTAGCGTTACTCCAGACGAAACAATGGGAGCCGAAGGTTATACTGTTGGTGCATCAGTAGGATTAGACCATACTATTATTAATGTATATGATAAAGATCATAATCTTATAAATCCTTATGATTATATTAATGGCGGTGGAAACATATGGATAAGTGGAATGTTTAAAGATTAGTCTAATAAAAAGAGAATTTAATCAAAATATCATGTTCAATGAAATTATATTGGTGTTTCATTAAGGCATCCGAGAGGGTGCCTTTTTAATACAAAAAAAATAAAAGAAAGAAGGAAAGAAAATGGAAAAAATATCAAGCAGTATCAAAGGAGCAGGCGGTTTAATTATAAGTGCAATGACTTTAATATTTGGTCAGTTTTGGTTTTTATTTGCCTTTTACTTGGGATTAAATATAGCTGACTGGATTACAGGATGGGCAAAGGCAAGGAAGAAAAATGAGGGAAGCTCTGCAATCGGTATTCGCGGAATCGCAAAGAAAACAGGATACTGGGTTATAATTGCGATTGCATTCGGGTGTTCATTTGTATTTATTAAGCTGGGCGACATTTTGGGAATAAACTTAGGTTTCATGATATGGATGGGATGGTTTACGCTTGCGACTCTTATAGTAAATGAAATAGTTAGCATACTCGAAAATCTAAAAGATTTAGGTTATAAAGTGCCATATATACTTATAAAAGGTTTGAAAATATCAGGGGATTTTATAGATACTGCAGGAAAGAAACTACTTGGTGAAAAACAAGTGGAAGATAAAGCAACCATAAAGGAAGAAGGCCTAGAAGAATGAATTTAGTCAAAAGATTTATGACACAAAACCGCTGCTATACAAATGCAACAAAGATAAAGGTCACAAAGTTGGTATTACACTCTTTGGGATGCGCTCAGCCGAGTGCAAATGTTCTGATAGCTCAGTGGGATAATTCGACCGCCGAAGTTTGCGTACATGGTTTTGTTGAAAATGATAGAGTTGTTCAAGTACTACCCTGGGACTACAAAGGTTGGCACGTAGGATTAGGAGCGAAAGGATCG